AAAACGAGTAATGAGCTTTTGTCCTTCTTTCGCTGAGCCTCCAACAATCGACCCGATCTTTGCAGCTCCTGCGCCATAAAGGAAGGCATAGATAAAAGTCTTAGCTTGATTCCTCGTCTGTAGTCCCGCCGCATTTTGATTGGCTGTGTGTACATCGCCTTCCACAACTTCATTTGTATATTCACTATCGTTCATGTAGTGTGCCAGCATACGCAACTCTAAACCGCTTGCGTCAATACCGACTAACTTACATCCTTTCTCAACTGTCCAAAGATTACGGCACTCAGGTCCATAGACAGCACTACTGTTAGGAACCTGTGCCATGTTAGGGCTGTGATGTGTCATGCGTCCGGTGACTGCGCCATTGGTGATGACCTTACCGTGTACACGACCATCGTCTGCGACTGCTTCGATCCAGCTATCAATCTGAGCGATTCTCTTTTGTAGCATCAGATACTCAGCGATAGCTTTCGCTTCAGGAAAATCTAAGCCTTCGAGCGTGGTTTCGTCGACGATGACGCTGCCTTTTTCGGTGAACTTTTCTGGCTTCCAACCCTTCTCAATGAGCCTTTCTGCGATTTGCTTGCGGCTGCCGGGGTTGAACGGCTCGACGATGTCTTTGAGCGCTTTGCCACTGGTTTTGTGGGTGCGACCAGAAGTGACCTTGGGAGGAAATATCCCTTGCATTTCAACTGTAATAGCTTCCAACTTAGCTTTAAGTTCAGCCAATAGTTGCATAGCATTTCGTTCATCGAACTTGAAACCGTTACGCTCTTGGATTGCGATGATTGCTTGAACTTCATGTTCTAACTCCTGTGATTTAGTTGAAAATTCTTGTCGCTTTAGTTCAGCTTCAAGGTAGTTGTAAATCTTGTGCAACACTTCTACATCTTGAACACAGTACTCAATCATATCATCAAGCGTGTGTTCTTTTAACTCAAAATCAGTAAAATCAAGTTTCTGTATCCCTAGCAGTTTCCCTAGGTTGTTTAGGCTGTGACCGCCCTCTAGACTTGGATTTAGTAAGCGACTTAGAACGAGTGTATCTCTTACTTTCTTCAATGATATCTGACATTTCCATAACTTGTTCAGTAAGTAGAAATCGAATGCGATCCCATTGTGAGCCACTATCAAACTCGCTGCCTTTATGTACTCCGATAAGTCGTTTGCTTCTTTCCATATCTTTACCTCGTTTGTATCTAAATCTTTTGTAACAACGCACCAAATCTTACTGTGATCTAATGTGGTTTCGATGTCTAATAATAAACGCATACAGTTATCGTACTCTATGTGTTAGTAGTTTGTCAACAAATATTAAATTAGAACCACAGCGAATAACCGCATAATAACCGACATTGTTCATTAATGTTCGAATGTCTTCCTCGCTGTAGGGCTGTAACTCAACACAAATAACTTTAAAAGGATGTCGGATATAGTCAATATTGGCAAGAACAGCATAGTCCATGCCTTCAATATCAATCGTCAGAAAGTCTGGTGTTAGCCGATGATGGAGAATCTGATCGACGGTGAATATTGGTAGTTGCTTAACTTCGGTAATACTGAACTCCGGATAATCCAGCACAAATCCCTCAGCAACCTCTTTTATGAAGCTATTTCGTCCAGATTGGCTATCAATCATGTAAAATTCTTGAAATCCTGCTTTAATACCCACACCAACATTAAGGTTAATATCCTGTGGTCGTTGCTCTAAAAATAGTTTGTGTAACTCAGGATTTGCCTCAACATTAATACCACGAGAACCAGTGTCATAAAACAGCTTAGTATTACTGATGTTCTCAGGATGGTGCGCTCCCAAGTCCAAGTATGAAGGAGTACCAATACCGAGACTGTGGAAGATAGCACGAATAACAATATCATCTCCATGTTGTGCATAGGTCTTATCTCCGAAGAATTGATCAGGATGTGCCATTAGTGTCTACCCTGCGTCGCTGTTATCAACTGATGACGCAGTGCTTCCACTTCCGCCATCGCTATCGTTAACTCCATGTTCGACATCACTAGCTGATCTTGCAGATCTTTGATTTCCTTCTTTAGTTCTTCGACGCACTGCACTCGGTCTTCGGTTGTCCAAGTTGTCATTTGCTTCCTCCATTTCCAAAGGTTGTTCCAATTGAACAGGTTTAACGGCGGACACTTCCACACCACTTTCCAACTCCTCAATATATTGTTCTAATAACTCTATGTATTCTACCTTCTTACGAAGCTCTTCAATACATTCCTGTGCTAACTTAAATACTCTCTGTGTTGTGTCATCCATGTAATAAGTCCAGATACATAAAAGAAAACTGCTACGGCTTCAACGATCAATAGCGGATTGTCTCGTTGCTTCCATCCCGCCCAAGCCCACATCGCACTCCCTACTCCACTGAGAATAATATTCATCGGATAGATATTAAAGCTCGTCAGTGCAATTCCGGCGAGGCAGAGATAGGTTGCAATCCACTTTAGGCTAAGCATCGTTGCGCCATTTGTCAATCGTTAAGTCTAGCGCAGTGCCGTCAAGCCATTCCCAAGTCGTCATCTTGCTATCGCTCAAGACCACGATCGGTGCATAAGCATCTGATGGTACATCCCATGCCGAGTTACGAAGCCACAGATAACGCTCAGAGTTATTAAAGACTTCTTTGTTATCCTGAATACGACTAAAGACATCTTTATTAAGCTCACGAAGACGCTCAATCTCATCGCACAGATCGGTGATGATCTTGCGTGTAACATGATAGTCATCATTCTTAGCGTACTTTAGGGCTTTTGCGAGTAAATCATCTTTCATATACTGTCCTTAATTTCTAACATTCTTCCGGTCGATGGGTTGTAAAGCAACTCACCAGCTCCGCCAGTGTAACCGCTAAAGCGATTCTTTAAAACCCTAACATGAGTAGTGTTTCTCTCAACCGGGTCTAATGCTTGACCGTTACGCTCTAATCCGATCACAATGTCCGATAACTGAGCAATCGAGCCAGAGCCACGCAACTGAGCCAGCGAAGTGACTGCACCTTCCTCGTGTCCTTTGCTTTCCGGACGCTTTAAGTGTGATACGCAAATGAGACTGATTCCTGTTTCCTGAACAAGCATCCGTAAGCGTGTCATGATAGCATCAAGAGCCTTGCGTTCATCGCCAACGTCACCACCACTAACAATGATACTAATATGATCAAGGAAGACATAGCCACAGCCCAATCCTTTAGCCATATAACGGACACGATTAACAATGTTATCAAGAGTGCTACTACCAAAATGATCGAAAAGATAAAGGCGGTTAGTCCCCAATGTTCTATCAAAAGCATCTTTTAATTCTCCTTCGGTAACGTCTACATCTGGTAAATGAATTGGCTTGTTTGCCGCTAATGACATCAGCGACCGAGCCGTCTTACGAACACCTTCTTCCAAGAACATCATTCCGATATTGTCCTCAGTCTTCGACAGGATATGCCATACGATCTCACGCAAGAACTGCGACTTACCCAATCCTGATCCGGCGGTGATCATAACGAGTTCGCCCTTACGAATGCCGTAGGTGAGCTTGTTTAGTGCCTCATACGGGTAATCGCATTCAGCTTTGTCAATAGGCTTCGATACGATTTCCCACAGCGTAGCGCCTTGAATGATGCCATCAGGCACATAGTTCTCAGCCCTCCACCAGTCATCCAAGAACTCTTTATCGGCTTTCAGCTTCAGATAATCAGAGGCATCCTTGAGTCCGGTTCGCATCTTCATCATCTTAACTTTGCCGCCAAACAATTCAGCGATGGACTGGCTTGCTTTCTGTCCAGCTTCATCGGCATCAAAGCACAATACAATGTTCTCGAATGAATCGATATACTCATATTGAGCCTTGCAATCCTTGAGAGCCGCTGATGCTCCGTTGCGAATCGATACGACAGGATACTTCGCACCCATCATCTGAAACGCTGACATCGCATCGAGTTCGCCTTCACAGATCGTCAAATAGCGTCCGCCTTTAGGAAAGCACTGCTGTCCAAATAACATCGTGCTACTAAAATCACCAGCAATCGAGAATGACTTGCTTGACACCAATCGAGTCTTGACCGCCGTTAATACTCCATCATTATCAAAGTAAGGATAGTAGTGTTTATTGGGGTCTTGCTTTACACCGTATTTTAGGCAAACAGCCGAATGAATATTACGATCACTGATAGCACTAGCAGTAGCATGGTCATAGAATTCTAAGTCCTTGTTCATTGGTTTGGTTTCTCGTTTCGTAGATACATCGCCCGCATCATCTACATAGGTTTCGCATACATGGCAATAGGTGTGTCCATCGTCATAGAGTGAATTACCATCCGACGAACCGCACCGATCACAGGCGATATGCTTAATGAATTTACTTCTTTGCTTCGTTAACATTATTTCAACATCTCTGCTGATTTAAGTTCGCCTGTTTCGCCATCAAAAGTTAGCTTTAGATTTGCATAATCTGCATTAACTCTATGTGCATCTAAATCGTCAAATAATGCTTGGTAAAAATGCACTTCATCAGGCTTTTGTTCAGGCTTGATGCGGTATTCTTCATCTGCAAACCAACTTGGGATATCTAATTGCACCCATTTTTCTGTTCCAATCATTCTGTATTCAATCTCAGCACCATCAGCCCATGCCTTGATTAGTTCTGCGTGTTTATGTGGTTTCATTTCTCTTGTGCCTTTCTTAATCGCTTAATTTCATCTGCAAGGATGATTACATACCAATCGGAAGCAAATACTTGAACCAGTTTTGGCAATTCTTTTTTCTTTGTTTCTGCATAATCCAAAACCATATCTATGCTAATTACAGATTT